GTTACCCTCACCAGTAATTCTTCTGTAAGGGTTCAGGCCAGCTTTAGCAGCCGCGTCGTAGGCGGCTTGGCTAGAGTCCATTTTGGCTTTACGGAACTCGGTCGCCTCATTCTTCAAGGTATCCTCATCAATGATGAAGCCCTTACCTGCAATAGGCGCGCCCCGCTCATCAGTGGGTTGCACATGCAGGATAGTCTTGTTGCCCTGATATTGCCTATAGAACAGCACATCGTTGCTAGGGCTGGCATTAAAGCCACGTAGCTTACTATCAATAATCTCTGGGATCAAGTGAGTTGCCTCGTCCTGAGTAATACCCATCATATGATACAGCGGTTCTGTGCCCTTCCGCTGACCAGCCCACAGATACTTGCCATACTGCTCCATCTGGCCAGAACTAATCTGCACCTGTTTAGCAGCATCCCATTGGCCGGTGAAGCTCATGCCATTAGCGTTATTGGCGTCCACGGCCACCTCATTGGTCAGAGCGTTAGCAAGTGTGCGCTGGCTACTGTCTGTCAGCACCGGGGCCGTGCCCCACAGGCCAAAACCCGTAGCTGCCTTAGACCAGAAGCCCGGCTGCTGAGACTGGATGTCTGCAACTAGCTTCTTATTTACTGCATCCTTCGTTCCTGCTGAAACAGCAAGAGTACGGGGATCACCAAAGGCGCGGCTAAACGCCTGAACCTTATCGGCCCCCGGTGCAGAGATCAGAGCGTTGTACTGCATAAACTGTGGGTAGTTAGCGCCGTAGTACGCCTTGGCCAGTGCGGGGTTTTGCCTAAGCACCTTGTTAAACTGATCGTTAGTCTGGTCAAAGCCCTCGCCATAGCCCGTACCAATCTGAGTAGCAACGATATTGCTATTCGCTGTAACTACGCCGGAGGCCACGGTGCCAGAGCGAAACGCTACGTCAAGTTGCGGAAGGTTGCCCTTATCCCAAAGTTTACCTACCGCCTCCTCTAGGCGCGAGCTGTCCACCCCCATCGCCCTAGCCTTGCCTGTGGGGTTATCCGAGGCTGCGGCTACCGCTGCATCTTGAGTAGCCATTGCTGCCTTTTGTTTTACCGTGTCTAACTCGTCAGAGTGCCTGACCCCCTGCATATACCGCTCCCACGCCCGCGCCTCATCCTTATCTGACTGGGCCTTACGGGCCTGCCAAACAGACTTCATGCCGGAGTTGTAGGCGCCGGCATCAAAGAAGGGAGTATCCACACCAGTAGCCTGACTGATCTTGGCGTTAATCGCCGCCATACCATTTACTACTTGGTCAGGTGACACGGCCTTATCCATGCCACTCAGCAGGATGTCTACCTCGTCAATAGCCGATACAATGGATGGGTCCATAGCTGCTTTCGACACAGCACGGTTGCCGTACTTGTCAATAGCATCCACAATCTTGATGCGGTCCTTTGGATCAAGGTCCTGAAACTCTGGTCGAGCAACTAGGACCTTTACAGCGTAGCCATTACCCTTCTGGGCCTGCATCATTATTACGTTGGTTAGGTTCTTAAGTTTCGCCTGAGGGTCTTGCCCGTAGAAGTCAACGAGTCCGTCAGCGTAGTTCTTAATTGCCACCTGAGCGGATACCTGATCTTCAGGGTTGCCTGATGCAGCCGCTTGCGCCATAGACACCTGCAAGGTATCGCCACCCTTATCCCACGCAGTAGCCTGTGCGGTCTGTGCGGTCTTCTGGCTCAGAGCGTAGCTTGCCTTGGCCACACTCTGAAGCATAGAGGGAGACTGTTTCAGCATCTCTTGTGTAATCAAGTGATCCGTCGTAGCATCGCCAGTCATAGCTGATTGCATATGCTTGACGAACTCAGGGGCCACTTGGTTCGGAGAGAGTTTCTCAAGGTCAGGCATACGCGCCTGCCACGAGGACATAGCCGAAGCTGTGCGCGCCTGAACCATGTACGCCTGCGCGCCCTGCTGGTAAGAGCTAGGGCCGAAGATTTTCGTAAGGGGGCTGTCGGAGTGGTAAAGCTCCTTAGTGGCCCCAGCGTACATTTGATCCGTCATACCCTGAGCAAAGCGGTTAGCCGCCTCACGCTCAGCGTAAGGCTTCAGCACACTATCGAGGAAGCCCCCAACCCCTGCCCGCAAGCCTTGTTCGCCTTGCAGGGCGGGGTCGTTAGAGCCGCCTGTGATGTTACCGCCCACGAGGCCACCGGCCCCACTGGCCCCAGTCTCACCAGACTGTGCTTGATATTGGCCCTGTGGCGCAAAGTCAAACGACGTTTGCACGGAGCCACGCTGGATGTTCTCTGCGTTAGTTGGCATATCCATTCCTTATGAGAAGCTGATACCGACCTTACTGAACAGGTTGGACCAGTCTTGGCCTGATCCCTTCAAGGAACCTAGGCCGCTTGATATTGCTTTAGCTGCACCGCTGGCATCACCAGAGGCTGCATTATTCTGGGCAGTACCAACCTGAAGTACTGTGTTGGCAAGTTGTGGGGCACCCGCAGCCGCAAGGCCAGCAGCTACGCCTAGCTTTGCCAGATCGCCCAGAGGGCTATAACTGGTCTTGCCGTTGTACGTGAAGTCCATGTTAGCAGCGATGAACTGGTTGTTCATACCATGGTAGGCCGATGCAATAGCACCCGCTGCTGCTGACTGTGTGTCAATAGCTACGCTGCTCTCTTGCCTATCAGCGAGGGCCTTCGACTGTGCAGCCTGAGTGGCCACAGTATTGGACATGCGTTCAACACTCGACCCTCCTACACCCGCCGCAGCGGCCTGTGCAGCAACTGCACCCGCCTGCTGTGAATAGCGTAGCTGGCCCATGGCTGTGCCTACCGTTGACGCATCAATCGTCCGAGATAGGTTCTCCTGCATCACTGTGTACTGGCTACCCGCCGCGTCTAGCGCTCTGCGATTGCCAATACTTTGCTGAACCCGTTGAGAGGTGGCCACGGCTGCTGACGTGGCGTTCTTGGCGTCCTGTAGATTGTTCTTGGCCGCAGCGACCTTAGCTGAGGCGGCAGCCGTGTCCGTAGACAGTAGGAAGTCGCCAAGGCCTTGAGACGCTGTGCCCATACCTTGGCACATTAGTTTATCCTCTTTCTATAAGATAAGTAATGGCTTTGAATAGCACATCCTGCTTATCTTTAAAATGGCCAAGGCCTGTGTTACAGTGCTTACACAGATAGCCTCGAACTTGCCCACTAGCATGACAATGATCTACATGCAGTGGCGCACACTGCTTATCACCGCATATCTCGCAACAGTTATCTAGCTCTTTAAGCTTTGCTTGGTACTCTTCCTCACTGATGCCATAGGTATGCCTCATCCGATAATTACGCCGAGTAGCCGTGTCTAGTTTATCTCTGTAACCTTTGGCTGCGAGAGCATGGCACGGAGTACACCTAGGCCGTTTGCCTCCGGCGTAGGCTTTGGCATTAGGAAACCGGTCTAATGGAAGCTCTCGCTTACAGTCTTTGCATGTTTTCATAGCTCACCCGCGTCGTGTGTTGTAGAAGAACTGTCCCTGCCACTCAAGGGCAGTCAGCGTGAATGGAAGCCAAGTCTTAGCCTTGAGGCTGAAGTCGATCTCCCTACTCTCACCTCCCAGCCACATAGACAAGTCTGACGTAACGACAGGCTGCCTACCGATCAAGTTGGTAGAGGCTCCAAGCACACGCCCAGAGAAGTCAAACGTAACCGTACTCACGCCGGATCGCTTCGTAGTCATCACACACTGTAGCCCGCCAGTGTCCTCTACAGACGCCTTGACGTTCTGCAACGTTAGCCGTCCACCAAGGATCGCCACGCCATTTCTGTCCCGTGCGAACGGGTTAGTAGGCGTCACGTATGCGTCATACAGAACCCCAACGTAGCACAGGCTCAGATCGGGATACTGGCTTAGCATCGTGGAGTACCGATCTGCCGTGTAGCCTAGCAGGTTGTAAGGGCCACTACCAAACACAATCCCCAGCGCGTCTAAGCCGTCCGAGAAGGGCGTAAGATACGTGTCTAGTGTGCTAGTAGTGTATCCACTAATGGGCCTAAGGCTGTCCATGTACGGATAGTCAGATAGCGTGGTATCACGAACGAAGCGCTCACACGATACAAACTGGGAAGTAATGCCGTCCTTGTTCTTACCCTGCTTTACGAAGTACACCAGCAGGTCAGAGCCGTCCAAAGACATACCCATGATAGAGCCAACCTTATCGGCCCACTCCCAATGTGACCAGCTATCAAACTTGCGCTGTAGCGTGGCCAGATCGTCCATATAAGCGTAGGTATACAACTTAGTTCTGCTACCGGAGCACCGGAGGAACACTGTGTTTGGTGCCGCCACAGGCACAATCTCGACCGGCTTACCATCAAGGTAGGTGTCGAGTACCTGAGATACGGGGTACGTGTCGGCAACGTCCGTTACAAGGCCGGGCTGGACTTGGTGCAGGGATGAGTTTTCTCTTCCGGGCAGGCCCGTCCATTTGCCGTAATAGACGTAGTTGCCGTTGGCCTTCGGTGGGGCGCTAACTCCGCCTCGGTACTGTGACATGATGGCGATAACAGCGGTGCTAGGTTCAAGTGGCACCTTCCCGCTAACAACGTACTGGAAGTCTTCTCCGAACAGGAGTAGAGACCGGTCGAAAATTGCAGTGCTTGTAATGGCGTCATTCTCAGCGCCCAGTGCGTAGCCTTCCCATGGGTCGTCCACAGCGATGGCCAGAACAGACTTGGGGAAGAAGTTTAGATAAGAGCCAGTGCGGCTAAAGCTACAGGTAGACCCGCTAACGATGAGCAGCCTATCTTGAAACTGGGCCATGGCTGTGATCTTGCTGTTGAAAAATCCCGGCAGTGTGGAACTAAGCTGATCGCCTACAGCATTGACATCCCAGTCAGGCACATCTGCAATACCGGAGATAGCGCCTAGGCTAGTAGCAGAGCCTGCAATATACAGGATACCCGCTTCTACCGTGGCAAAGCAGAATGTCGTAGTTGCTTGGAACACATAGCCAGCGGCCTCATCCCATACCACCTGCGTAAACGTGCCAGCAGCACTTACGCCGTCTTTGGCCGTGGCCATGAGATAAAATGGGTTTACAGACTTGTTAGTGTCCGGCTGCACCTTAATGATCTTGCCAACGAAGTGCCTGCTTGATACCTCATCAATAGTGTCCACCGTATTACCAACGCCACGTACAAGGGAGCCGTCGCCATTATCTAGCAGCTCTATCTCAACGTAGCTATCGTTCTGCACCAACACATAGGCCCCGTCAGCAGTTACGCCCGTGGCGCCCGCAGTGACCAAGGCGGAGGCGAGCTGTGTCGCGATGTTACCCGGTGTAATGCTAGTTGCTGCGGTGCCGATCCACTGGGTTACAGCGGTGTTATAGGCGTTGGTCCGGTTATTCACTTCCGACTGGTAGCTGTCTGCCGCGTAATCAAGATCGCTGGTATCAAGCACTCCCGGATAGCCAGCAGCATCCGTAGTATAAGTGCCGCTGATTGTAGTGCCATCGGCCTTGGTAATGATTGCAGTGAACTTGCGGCTGTACGCCCCACCCCGCACCCAACCAACAAGCTTTCGCCGGTTAGACAGGGCACCCCATACATCGGTGCCCGTAGCCTCCGGGACAATAGTGTTGCCCGCTAGGTACAGATAGCGGCCCACATTTACATGCGCCGATACACCACCTGTTGCCAGACTGGCGTACACCGCTGAACCATCATGTACGATATTTATGAATGCCTTATTCGTCTTGTCAAAGCAATAGGCGATAGTGGAAGCACTGCCAGCGCCTTGTCGGATAACAAGGTCATACTCAGTAGCGCCGACGTTAAATTGGATGGTCACACTGTTCGCCGTATCATTCAGCAACGTGGCCCAATCAATACTAACCGATTTCTCAGCCTGCATGATTGAGCCATGGCGACGACACGCCCCGCGAACAGGATCAGAGATCATATTGACCTGAGCGGTATGCTGGCCACTCCGGCGAGACTGAGGGGTCTGCTCGGAGATTCCTCCAACAACATTAGCCCAGCTTCCTGCCAGACGGCCCATGGCATACTCCTATGGATGCGGATTATAAGGGGTTGCTGTGTAATCAATATCCCAGCCAGCACTAGTGCGGACAGGAGACTGCACACGAACAGGGTCCAACAGATTGGCCTGCTCATTACGGATATGCTCAGTGTTCACAGTCCGCATAGCCTCCAAAAGGCTATTACGAATAAGGCCCACCTTCTGCGGGTCTGCATCGTAGGACTTGAGATAGTTGTACTGGGCGGACAAACTTACCATAAGCTGCACGTTGCTTGGAAGGTCCTCAAAGGGAACTTCACGTACAAGCCAGCATACAACATTCTTGGTAAAGGAATACTTATCGGCTAGGTTGCGCTCGAAAGGCTGGTACAATCTGCGCCCGCGCATGACCACATTCCGACGACGATCAACGCCATCGACACTGAGTGCGTCATTGGGCACATAAATGTTACCAGAGGTATCGGGAGACAACTCCACAAGTTCACGGTTAAACCACCAAGATTTACCCTGCTCTCGTGTGTTGGCCAGTGCAAGCGCACGAATGGCGGGCGGGATCAATGGATGCCCGTCCTCAACACTATTTACCGGAAGCTCGCCTAGACCAGCAAGGCATTCGTTCACAACATCAAGCTGAGATAGTGCCATAGATAGTCCTTAACGAAAAAGGCCGGTAGCTCCGAAGAACTACCGGCGAGGGACGAGAGATTAGGGCTTGAGGATCACACCCGCGTACTCAGCACGGTCAGGCGTAACGCCAAATGCGCGTTCGCTATCCACGAACCAAGACTTGTAAATCTTATCGTAGAACACGTCCGAGTTGAGGGCAATCGTCTCACCGGCCAGCAGGGCCTTAGCCGAGACAATGACAGCAACAACCTTCGAGAAGTCGCCATCATAGGCATTCGAGTTAGCCGTAGTGGACAGGAGGTGGCCGGAGATGTTCGACTGCGGGATGTTGTTGGTCGATACAATCGGGCAGCCCCACGCCTTGAAAATGTCCACACCAGTCATCGCCTGACCTTGCGCAGTAACGTAGTTGCCATTGACGATCTGTTCGGCCTGCTGAAGGACATTGAACTGGATCGGGTTGACGGCGATAATCAGGCCATCCATGGCCGGGTTAACATCGCGCAGCATGAACTGCGCGTTAGCGTCACCCAGTGCAGAGTAGAAGCGCGAGGGGTCCAGAGCATCCGCAGCGTCACTCAGTGTAACCTGCACACCGCCAGTGTAGCCAGCAGGCTTGCCGCTAACGCCGGAATAGGCCGAGTTGGTCAGCATACCGGCCTTAGCCGCCTGAATGAAGAACGCCTGATCGTGGAACTTAGCCATCTCAAGGCCGTCTTCCGTGCCCAGCTCGATGCGGGCATCATAGCTGGTCTGGAACTCTTCCAGCACAGGGATGACGTGGCGGGTATAGACCAGCGTGTCGATGGTCAGCCGCACACGGCCAACATCGTTCTTGGTGGCGTCAGGTGCCTGACCCGGAGTGACCTTGCCAATGGTGGACTTGCCAAAGCCGAAGTTACCAACCGAGTTGGTGCCACGGACAGGGCGGATAGGGATCAGCGGGGCCAGAACCGACCGACGAGCGAGCGTATGCTCTACCTGATCGCGGTATTCAGTAACAGCAGTCGCATTGATGTCGCCGGTCTGGTCAAGCTGACCGGGACGGATGATGTTGGTGATCGTACCAGCATCGTCAAACAGAGCCATAGTATTCTATTCCTTGCAAAGAAAGATTAAGCGCGATAGCGCGAGCGCAGTGCAGTGTACTCTTGGCTGGTTTCCATCTTGTAGCCCAGCTTAGTACGCAGTTCACGAACAGCCTGAGCGTACTCCTTGCCGTTCAAAGGGCCGTTCGTTTGGGCCGCAACCTGCGCACCAGCTTGAGCAGCCGGGTTTCGCGGATTGATGGTAGTACCCTTAGCCTTCTGATAAGCCTGAAGCATAAGGTTAGCAGCGGCGCGGGCACCGAGTGGGCCAGACTGAAGCAGAGTGTTAAGCTCTTTCTTCTCTTCAGCGGACGCCTTCTCGCCAGCAAAGGCGCGAATAGCTGCCCAGTTATCCTGTCCACCAGTTACCTGATAGATAGCAGCAACGGACTTCTCAGTAGCAGCAGTGCTTTCAGCAGCGTGGTTAGCTACTGCGTCCTTGCCCAGCTTAAGCATCTTTTCATAGCCACGGGCCTTATCGCCCATAACGGCGAGCTTGGCTTCAAGCAGAGTGAAGTCACCCTTGGCCGCAGCCTGAACAGCGGGATCAGTCCCACTAATGCCCAAGTTGCCAATAAAGTCCAAGGCCACATCAAGGCCGATGTTGCCAGTCGCCTCATAGACGAAGCGATCACCATCCGCCTCAGCGGTCGGCGCAATAACTGGGTCTTTAGGATCGACACCAGCAACTACTGCTGCGGCGTTAATCTCATCAGCAGTCGGGCTTGCCGCAACCTGCGGGTTCTCGATTGGGGTGCTAGAATCGACATCCGCTACAACGGGTGCGGCGGTGGTGGTCTGGGTTACATCGGTCATGCGTCT